AAGCGCTTAAAGCCTTGCAAGAGGCAATGACTAAAATTGAAGACTTGGAAGCCCGAGTCGCAACACTTGAAGGAGCTAATTAATGGCTACATGGACTATATCTACAATGGAACGCAACACGTCAGACGACGGCGTAATCGTTGCCCACTGGCGTGTTATTGAAGAAGACGGCGACCACTCTGCCTCTGCTTACGGTTCTTGTACTTTTGTACCAGATTCATCTGCTGATGACTTTATTCCCTACGCAGACCTTACTGAGTCTGTTGTACTTGGCTGGGTCTGGGACAACGGCGTTGACCAGAATGAAGTTGAGGCTTCGCTGACTGCCAACATCGAAGAGCAGAAGAACCCTGTGACTGAGGACGGTGTACCGTGGTAGTCCTACAGGTCTTATCTGACCTAGCGGCTATTGCGCCCATGGTTGTTACCGTATGCTCAATCATTGCGGCAATAACGCCAACACCTCAAGATGACGCATGGATAGCAAAGCTGTATAAGTTCATCGACATCCTTGCCATTAACATAGGGAAGGCCAAACACTAAAACAGGAGAAAGCTGACATGGGAAAAAATGAACAGACCCCCATCACAGTGAACGAGAAGGAGTACATCCTTCAAGACATGACTGATCAGCAGAAAACTCTGTTGAATCACGTAAATGACTTAGATAGAAAACTCAACAGCGCACGATTTAACCTTGACCAACTATCCTTTGGTCGAGAGAAGTTTTTTGAAGAACTTGTTAAATCGCTCGAAACCCAAGACGAAGTAGACGAATAAAAGGATGGTGCCCGTGGACGATCAAGCAGTACGTCTTAATAGGATTGAGGCAAAGCTCGATAAAATAACCGAAGCTATGACCATGATCGCCCGCGTGGATGAAAAGTTGGTGGCTAACCAAGCCCGAACAGATCGGTTAGAGTACCGTTTGGACGAGCAAGAATCTGATATAGACGGCTTAAAGTCAGTGGTCGGGTACAACACTCAAAGCGTTAAAGTTGCCGAGCGTTTTATCTGGATTCTTATATCGTCAATCGTTGGGTTGGCAACCTACTACATGCGATGATTGATCAACTGATTGGCCCCATATCTGGTTTGCTTGACAAGTTTGTCGAGGATAAAGACCAGAAAGCCAAACTCGCACATGATATTGCAACGATGGCTGAGCGCCATGCTCATGAAGCCAACATGGGCCAGCTTGAGGTCAACAAGGCCGAGGCGCAACACCGATCTATTTTCGTTGCAGGCTGGCGTCCTTTTTTAGGCTGGGGGCTGTCTTTCGCTATGGTGTGGCATTTTGTCCTTGTGCCAATGATTACCTTTGGGTTTGCTTTTGCAGGTGCGGATATACCACAACTTCCTGCGTTTGATATGGACTCGTTAATGACGGTGCTTATGGGGATGCTGGGTTTAGGTGGGTTACGCACGTATGAAAAAACAAAAGGCTTAACTCAATGAGCAAACTAATAAAACAACTAAGAAGACATGAAGGTGTGCGTTCACACGTTTATACGTGTCCCGCTGGTTACGAAACCATTGGAGTTGGCAGAAACATTGCCGAATCTGGATTGGGCCTATCTGAAGATGAAGTAGACTATCTCCTCGAAAATGACATCAAAAGATGCAAACAAGAGCTTATTGCGCTGTCTTGGTTCACTGATCTTGATTCGGTTCGGCAAGACGCGATGGTCAACTTGTGCTTTAATCTTGGTATGACGCGTCTAATGACGTTTAAGAAGGCGTTAGCGGCTATGACAATAGGGGACTACTCTACCGCCGCAGATGAGTTTATGGACTCTAAATGGGCGACTCAGGTGGGTTCTCGTGCGGATGAAGTGACTGAAATGGTCCGCACAGGTCGTTATGGAGAGGGTTATGCGTAATACGATAGAAGCACATAACAACGAAAACGGCGTTGAACCTACACATACAGTAGAAGTTGTTTGTGCTCATTGCGGCTATGATCTTGACGAATCTGAGCTAGAAGCCGACACTTGTTCAGACTGTAACCAACCTCTTAACTTAAAAGAGAGCGTATCGATACAAGTAACCACGTTGCCGCCAGTATTTGGCGACACTTTATAGGTGCGTTATGGCTCTAAAAAAGTTAGCTTTCAAGCCGGGAATTAACCGCGAAGTAACTCGTTACACTAATGAGAATGGGTGGTATGAGTGCGATAAAGTGCGATTTCGGCAGGGTTACCCTGAAAAAATAGGTGGTTGGGAGCGCATCTCTGTATCTACGTTTCAAGGTATCTGTCGTTCCCTATCAAACTGGATAACGCTTGGTAGTATCAACCTTATCGGCGTAGGAACACACCTTAAGTTTTACCTTGAGGAAGGCGGCGGATACAACGACATTACACCTATCCGCGCAACTACCGCCGCTGGAGATGTGACCTTTGCGGCTACTAACGGTTCAACCACACTAACTGTAACTGATAGCGGACACGGCGCACGTGAGGGAGATTTTGTTACTTTTAGTGGCGCGGTAACACTTGGCGGTAACATTACTGCTAATGTGTTAAACGCTGAGTATCAGATAGTCACTGTCCCAAGCATCAATACGTACACCATCACCGCAACTGCCACTGCTAATTCTTCGGATACAGGCAACGGCGGTTCATCTGTTGTGGGTGCGTACCAGATACGCTCAGGCGAGCCTTATGAAGTCCCTCTGACTGGTTGGGGCGGTGGTACATGGGGTGCAGGCACTTGGGGTACTGGCTCAGTATCTACCGAATCTATCCGTCTTTGGAGTCAGTCTAACTTCGGTGAAGACTTAATATTTGGACCGCGTGGCGGCAGTATTTTTTATTGGGACGCAACTAACGGTGTAAACACGCGTGGAGTGTACTTAAGCTCGTTATCAGGCGCATCCAACGTACCTACAAAACAGAACTTTATTCTTGTGTCTGATGTAAGCCGGTTTGTCTTTTGTTTTGGGGTAAACCTTTTAGCTTCTGGCACGTTCGACCCCATGCTAATTCGCTGGTCAGACCAAGAAGACCCTACAAATTGGACTCCCGCATCTACAAATCAGGCTGGATCTATTCGGCTTTCAAAAGGCACTGAAATTGTAACCGCAAAGCAGTCGCGCCAAGAAATACTGGTTTGGACTGATTCATCTGTGTATTCGCTTCAGTACCAAGGTGCTCCCATTGTATGGAGTACACAGTTGGTTGGAGACAACATATCGATTGCTTCTCAGAATGCTGTGGCGTTCTCTAGTGGTGTTGCTTTTTGGATGGGTAAAGACAAGTTTTACGCTTATGACGGTCGTACTCAGACGCTTCCTTGCGACGTACGTAGGTTTGTATTTAACGATTTTAACGAGTTGCAGTATGACCAAGTAACGGCGGGTACAAACGAAGCATTCCATGAAATTTGGTGGTTTTATTGCTCACAAAATAGTCAAACTAATGACAGGTATGTGGTTTACAACTATCTAGAAAAGACGTGGTATTACGGCACGATGGCACGTACTGCGTGGTTAGATTCAGGACTGCGTGATTATCCGTTAGGTGCTTCGTATCAGTACAACCTTGTTAATCACGAGTTTGGTACCGACGACAACGAAACTGGAACGCCTGCCGCGATTACTGCAACGATAACTTCGGGTCAGTTTGACATAGACGATGGAGATCGTTTTGCCTTTGTTTGGCGAGTTATGCCGGATATGACGTTTGATGGATCTACAGCAGATTCTCCGCACGCAACGATGAGCTTGTTACCCCTCGCAAATTCAGGATCTGGGTACAACAGTCCTACATCCGAGGGCGGATCTAATTCTGGGACGGTAACTCGTACAGCTACAGTGCCGATTGAGCAGTTTACAGGCCAAGCAAACATCCGTGTGCGTGGTCGCCAGATGTCTATAAAAATAGAATCGGATTCGTTAGGAGTAAAATGGCAGTTAGGGTCGCCTCGGATTGACTTACGCCCTGATGGGAGGCGTTAATGGCTAATGAGCTAGAACGCCCTGCACCTCCTGCGCTACCTCTTGCGACTGAAACTTATGATCGCCCGTTTATGGACCAGAACAGCAATGTTCTACGTCTGTTTTTTACGCGTCTTGTGAATGCGTTTGATAACTTAGTTAGTACCGACAACGGGGGTAAGTTCCTTTACAGTCCTGTAGGCACGTTTTATAGCACGCAAGATCAGACCGCCGCCGCTACAAACACTGGTTACGCAGTTACCTTTAATAACACGGTACTTAATAGCGGAATTACTTTATCTAACAACAGCCGTATAAACGTCGCAAATGCAGGGGTGTATCAGTTCAACGTAACGTTGCAGTTAGAGCACAACAACGCCAGTGATGCACAAATAACAATCTACGAAGAGAAGAATGGTAGTGCTGTATCGTATTCAGGGCACCAATTCCATACAAAAGGTAATGACTACGAAGCAATAAATTGGGAGTTTATGACCTCTTTAGCGGCAGGTGATTACATAGAAATTTACTGGGCAACGGATGACACGAGTCTAAACTTACACACAGAAGCGGCCTCTTCTCCGCACCCCGGTATACCGTCTGCGTCTATTGACGTGACGTTTGTAAGTAATGTGTAGGCAATAATATGACGTATTTTGAACTCATAACCGCCCTGTTCAACGGTAGATACGTCTACGGTGACGCAGGTGAAGCGTACAGAAATGGAAACATTTCTAGATCTGAATTTGAACTTTTCAGAGATGCGTTTGACGACTACACCGGAACCGTTGCAGGAGAAAGACCCTACGCAAAAGGCGACGTTGTAACTGGACGGTTTGATCGTAACCCAGCACCTGCTCCAGAACCTGCTCCAGCTCCACAACCAGCACCAGAACCCGCTCCGGCTCCAGAACCCGCTCCAGAACCTGCTCCACAACCGGCTCCAGCACCTGAACCTGAATCTGAAGAAGACGACGAAGAAGACGACATAGACATCTGGGATGTTTTACTGCGAGGCGATACTGGCATTATTACTGGCACGCCTGAAGATTGGAACGGCACTGTACGAGAATGGAGGTCTTCCGACCAGTTCTACCCTGAAGGGCATGAGTTTGCGGGTATGAACCTAGTAGATGAAGTTCGCGCTGTTTATGGGTTAGATCCAGACGATCGTGTAACGATTGCACAACGTCAAGCACGCCTGCGTAAGCGACGTGCATACGATAGGAACTTTGCGGGTCTTAATCGATACCTTGTCGAAAACAGTCCGACGTTTACTGACTACATCGAAGTTGCCAACCAAGCGTACGATCAGCTCCTTGACGCAGGTTTTGAGCAGAGGACGTTTTACGGGCGACGACCCAGCTCTGCAAACCCACTCAATGCTTTTGATGATATGGTTGAGCTTCACATGCTTCAAAACGCCTCTGATTGGGGCGACTCTATTTTCAGAGCAGATCCTGACGACCGGCGAAGAATTCAGTTAAGAAACCTAGGCCGTTTTAACGGTGCTTACAACGGTGTTTTGGGTGCACTCGGTCTTGATCTTGCTGACTGGGAGCTAAAAATCGACGACAACGCCCAAGCAGGTCTAGGCGATTTTGGTAAGTATTCGTGGAAATTACGAGAAGACTCTAATTTTGAACGTGCGTTCAAAGGCGTTGTATTAGGCGCTATATCTCTAGGTATGGGTGCCGCTGGGGGTCAACTTTTAGGGCCAGTTTTAGCGTCAGCCGGTGTACCTGCATGGGCGGCTACTGCTATAGGTACAGCGACCGGAAACGCTGTTATGACAGGCGCGATAACGGGCGATTTTGATCCCGATGAGTTCTTGCAAAGTGTCGTCATGAGTAGCTTAGGCCCACTTTTCGAGGGCGCAGTAGGGACCATTGAAGGTTTAGCTGAAGCGGCAGGCGTTAATGACTTTCTTTCGGGTTTAGGAGAGTGGTTAGAAACAAATGGACCTCGTTTCGTAGGTACTAGCGGAGCCACGATGTCTTACATGGACATCATAAACAGCATTACAGGAGCCGTGGCCGATGTCGCTGGAGCAGGAGTAGAAGGGTTATTTACTGCGGTGAGCGCTATATTAGGACCAGTTTTTACTGCCGGTATTGAACTACTCGAAATATTAGGGTTTGAATTTGGGTCTCCTGACGGCGGCGTAATTATGAATCTTGCCGCTGACGCGGCGCAGGGTGCATTTGAAACCCTTGATGATTTTGTCAACGCTTTAGCTGGAGCAAGCGGTGGTGAATTTGGGAGTGCTAGCGACTTTTATACTGCACTGCAAAACTTTGAAACGTTCCAAGAAGCATTTAATGATGCTCTTGACCTAATCAACGAACAAAACCCTGATATAGACTGGGAATTGCCTGAACTAGAACCAGAACCAGAACCAGAACCAGAACCAGAACCCGAGCCAGAAACACAGCCTGTACCTGATCCCGGTCCCGATGTGAATGAAACACCTGTCGGCGATGCAGTGTATGTAGACGCGGAAGGTAATCGATACGACAGAAACGATGTAGTTCAAGGGCCGGACGGCCTAGTTGTTCAGGGGACAGATACCCCTGTAACTGTCATGTATGAGGATATCAGTGAGGAAGGCACTCGATACCTTTATGACGAAAACAACAATTTAACGGAAATTACTCGTTCTAACGGCGATACGCTTGTATTTGACGCAGAACGAAGGGTTTGGAGGAAGGAAGGTTTTGATCCTGATTCTGCTCCTACAACATCTGAAATACAATTTTCAGATGAAATAATGGATCGCATAGAAAACATAAGACAGCAAAACTATCGAGATGCGTATCGTGAGGCTTTAGAGACCTCTTTAGAAGACCAAGATATTCAAACACTTTTAGATTTCGCCCGTGCTAACGACGACTTAATTACCGTTAATGCAGATGGTATTTCAGTTTTAACCCCGACAGCAGAAAGTATTTTGATGGGGGCTGTCGTGGATGAAAATGGCAACCCTATTGAAAGTGCAGAAGCTCTTGCAAACTTCCTTTACAGCCAAGGGTATTATGTACTGCGTTCGGGAGAGCGCGTTGCTATTGACTTTTCAAGAGGTCGAAATGTTACGCCTGATGAAAATGGCAATACTTTTGGCGGTATTGTTGATTGGGATAACACACAGACTCCTTATTTCTTTGGAGACCCAGACGATTTAGCAGATGCGATAAGAAGGTATCTTCCTGAGTTAGATGAGGATGATCCTAATAGAGAGACACTTGAAGACTTATTAAGAAGAATATTCGAAGAACCCGAGCCAGAACCTGAGCCAGAACCTGAGCCAGAACCAGAGCCAGAACCTGAGCCAGAGCCTGAGCCAGAACCAGAGCCTGAGCCAGAACCAGAGCCTGAGCCAGAACCTGAGCCAGAACCTGAGCCAGAACCTGAACCAACGCCTGAACCTGAGCCAGAACCCGACGAAGGTGACCCTGACGAAGGCGATCCCGATGAACCCGCTGATGCAGACGAAGCACAGAACCGAGCGGCAGAAGCTGAACAAGCGGCTCAGGATGCAGAAGCGGCGGCAGATGCGGCAGATGCGGCAGTAGAAGCGGCGGCGGCGGCAGGAGCAAGCGAAGAGGAATTAGCCGAATTAGAAGCACAAGCGGCGGCGGCGGCACAAGAGGCGGCAGAAGCTCGCCAGCGTGCAAATCAAGCTAGAGAAACTGCGGGCAGAATGACCACCGATGAGATGCTCGAAGACCTGCAAAATGGTGAGTATAGATATGGAGATGTAGGTGCCGCGTATCGCAACGGTTTGATAACACGTGAGCAGTTTGAAGAGTTCCAGCGTGAATTTGATGACTACACTGGGACAAATCCAGATGACAGACCCTACGATGTAGGTGATGTTGTAACTGGCCCCTACGAAGAACCGCCTGAGCCAGAACCTGAGCCAGAGCCTGAGCCAGAACCTGAGCCAGAACCTGAGCCTGAGCCAGAGCCAGAACCCGAACCAGAACCACCGGTAGGTGATGACGATGATGATGATGATGACGGGGGTCAACCTGAGCCTGAACCAGAACCTGAGCCAGAACCTGAACCAGAGCCTGAACCAGAACCTGAGCCAGAACCTCCGATAGGTGACGATGACGACGATGATGATGAGCCAGAACCCGAGCCGGAGCCTGAGCCAGAACCCGAACCAGAACCTGAACCAGAACCCGAACCAGAACCAGAACCGGGTGATGACGATGATGACGACGAAGAGCCGGAGCCTGAGCCAGAACCCGAACCCGAACCAGAACCTGAACCAGAACCCGAACCAGAACCGGGTGATGACGATGATGACGACGAAGAACCGGAGCCTGAACCAGAACCCGAACCAGAACCTGAACCAGAACCCGAACCAGAACCGGGTGATGACGATGATGACGACGAAGAACCGGAGCCTGAACCAGAGCCAGAGCCAGAACCTGAACCAGAACCCGAACCAGAACCGGGGGATGACGATGATGATGACGAAGAACCGGAGCCTGAACCAGAGCCAGAGCCAGAACCTGAATCAGAACCCGAACCAGAACCGGGGGATGACGATGATGATGACGAAGAGCCTGAACCAGAGCCAGAGCCTCAACCAGAACCAGAACCCGAACCAGAACCGGGGGATGACGATGACGATGATGATGATGATGACGATGATGACGATGACGATGACGACGATGACGACGATGACGACGATGACGACGATGACGACGATGACGATGACGATGACGATGATGATGATGATGATGATGATGACGATGATGACGATGACGACGATGACGACGATGATGACGATGATGATGATGATGATGACGATGATGACGATGACGATGACGATGACGACGACGACGATGATGATGACGATGATGATGACGACGATGACGACGAACCGCCGTCCACTCGCAGAACAGCTCCGAGCGTTACTACCAACGTTGGAATGGGGCGCGTTGACGTCGAAGTTCCGGAAGAGCCTGCCGATATTCGATACATCTACGACTTCAGCAGTATTTTTGCCACGCCTGAGCAAGAGTCTAAGTTTGTAGACCCCTATAGAGGTGCACGGACTGGAGCACAGCCTAAAAAGCCCGAAGATGTAGGGCTTGGATTCGGTCCTAAATTTGCAAGTGGTGGACTAGTAGACGGCGTAGATCTAAGCCCGGATAATGGGCTTGTTAATGATGCCTTAACAATTTTATTTGCAGACGCTTCACTCAACGATGAAGCTGGACACGTTGACGATATAACTGATAAGTTGTTAAGGCTACTTGGAGACGATTAATGTTTGATGATTTACTCGAACTTATTTTTGGCACTACCATTGGTGAGAGTGGCGATGGTGGGTTGTACGACTTCATTCAAAGTCTGTTTGGTTTTGGCGAAGATGATAGCTTTGATGCTGAATCAATAAGTCCGCTACTAGCTCTTTTAGGTAGTTACGGCCTAAATCGTTCTGGAGTTTTAGACCCAAAAATTCCTCAAGTAGGCTATCAGGGTGGTATTCCCGATTACACAGGTGTGCGTCAACGAGCACCTTTGGCTACAGGCATTGAGTACACCGACGAACTAGGGCGACCTTATGTAGCACCCACAGGTAGTGGCCTCGGTGCATTGGCAGGCGAAAATATGCCTCAAGGTGGAGGTCCAGACAGTCCATATACACCCACAGGACGTGTGCTTCCTCTAGGATATGACCCAAATCGACGACCCGGCAGTGGAGGACGTCGTTACTTTACCGACATGCAGTATGTGCCAACTGGCGGAGACATGGGTGAGGATGTAGCACCTGATCAAGCCGCATTAACACAGGCGCGTGCACAAGCAGACCAACAAGGTTTAGCTCTATTATTAGGTAATTTATCAAACTTAGCACGTGAACGGCGTAGTGGTGATCCCACAAATATTATGCCTACACAGGCAGGGCCGATGCCTACGGACAATTATGTTCCTCCGGGGCAAGAACCAGCACCTGCGCCAGAACCTGCGCCAGAACCTGCGCCAGAACCTGCGCCAGAACCCGAACCACCCGGTGGAGGGGAACCCGCACCTGCGCCTGAGCCAGAACCAGCGCCGCCCGGTGGAGGTGATCCTGTAAAAGATCCTGTATTCCCTCATGGTGGAGACGACCCTTTATTAGCTTATGACGATGGATATACCGGACCAGAGCCTGAACCTGAAATAGCTGATCGTTATGGATATACCGGACCTGAACCTGAACCTGAAATAGCTGATCGTGATGGGTATACCGATCCGGGCGGTAATGGTATTGTCGATGCCGCACCTAACTACTTTATGGTTGATGGACAGCGGTTTGAAAACAGAGATGCCGCTATTGCGCTAGCACGTGCGTTAGGCGATCCCGGCGGTATTGAATATTTTTCTGCGGACGGCGCGCTAATTTCAGGGCGTCCTCAATACACACCCGAAGAACTTGAAGAACAGCGACGGCTTGCGGCAGAACGACAGGCCGAATTTGAAGCGCAACTGGAACGGAATCGGCAAAGAAACGAGTACTGGAGCGGTCTAATTGACGAGTATGGTACTGATGAGTACCAGCAAACAGTCAATCAAAACGACTATTACACCATCGATAGTCCTCGACTAGGCGAATTAAAGTTTGCGAACTTTGGCGACGCAAAAAGTTTCCTTGAGCGGTTTAATACGGGTGGCGATGAAAGCATTACCGACGTTTATGATAGGTCTCAAAGATTTGGGCTACCTACATCATTTGGCAAGATAAAATCTAGTGGCGGTGATAAGACTAGATATCAGTTTGGAAGCACTCAGGACCGTCATGGGGAGACTTTTGGAAGTCGGGAAGAAGCCGCTGACTACCTTTTTGACCGAGAAATGAGTAGAAATGTAACTCGGTTTAACAGAGAGGTAAACTTTAAACCAACAAGTGGTGGTTTTTACGAAGAAGGTAAGCCCGGATACACAAGCCTAAATGATTACGACCTTTCTACCGAAGAAGGGTACAACAAATTAAAAAGACGAGTTGGCCCTCAAAAAGCAGAGTACTTATCTGGACTGGTAGACCCTGAGACCATGAGAGGGAAGGTCGATAAACGTCTCGAAAGTGATGAAAATATTGGTGCTACCGGCATAGGAGCAGATTTGCAGATACAACAATTCGCCGAGGGTGGTATCGCAAACCTCGCAAAAGGTCGCTATTTAAACGGTAGTACCGATGGTATGGCAGATCAAATCCCTGCTAGTATTGACGGTAAGCAACCAGCCGCGCTAAGTGACGGTGAGTTTGTAATCCCTGCTGACGTCGTAAGCCACCTCGGTAACGGCAATTCTGATGCAGGTGCAAAAGTTCTTGAACAGATGATGGCTCGAACACGCAAAAAGCGAACGGGCAACAGTAAGCAGGGTAAGCAAATCGACCCACGCAACGTATTACCCTCGTGAGGTAAATTATGTCAAATGATCTTTTAGCTGATGCGGCACAGCAAAACCAAGACGATAGCGTTGTAGGTGAAGCGGCTGGAAAAGAGTCTTCGCTATCTTCATGGGTTGGCCCTTATGTAACCGATATGTTGGGGCGCGGTGCCGCTCTTGCAGATATGCCCTATGAAGCCTATTTTGGGCCATTAACGGCGGGCGAATCAGATCTTCAAAGGCAGGCGTTTCAAGGAATAGCGGGGTTGGCTACACCTGAAGACATGGGCGCGTATGACCCCGGCTCGTTTACTGATTTTGATGTACAACAAAATTACATGAACCCCTATATCGAGGGAGTTCTTGACCCACAATTAGCAGAACTACGTCGGCAAGCGGAACTATCTCGCGTAGAACAAGCAGGCAAATTAACGCGCGCAGGTGCATTCGGTGGCTCCCGACAACAGCTCGCAGAAAGCGAGTTAACACGTAACTTACTTGACAAAGTAACTCAAGCTACGGGCCAAGCATATTCTGATGCGTTTGAACGCGGGCGACAGCAATTCAATATTGAACAAGATCGTGGTATGTCTGCCCAAGAGATGGCGAATACTTACGGGTTGCGCGTGCTAGCTGACCAACTTGCCGCTGGTGCACAACAACGAGATATTGAGCAAGAGGGTATTTTTGCAGACAGAGCGCAATTCGAAGAGGAACGAGACTTCCCTTACAAGCAGGTGCAATACATGCAGTCGCTACTGCAAGATCTACCTTTGACAGCGCAATCATATTCGTATGTTCAGCCTAGTAGCTACCAAAGCATTGCTGGAGGCGCAGGGGGTATATTGCAATTAATAGAAGAACTCTTTGGCGGCGGTAATAATGACGGTGGTAATAATGACGATGGTGGAGATTAAATCCAATGTCTATCGATAGAGAAATTAATCAGCGTGTAGAAGCCTACGGCAACAATCCCGGTGCATTGAAGAAGCGCTACGCCGCGTCTAAAGAGCTTATTGACCTACTTGCGCTTCAACGCCTGAAGTCTCAGAAAGACGCTACCGCACGTCAAATCCAGATGGAAATGGAGCAGATGCCCGGCACTATCAAGGCGCAACGTGAGAAAGAACTCATGGGCCAGAACGTGCAGGATCTCACCAAGCGCACTGCCGATACTATGCGTAATATGGCGCAGAAGAAGCAGATGCAAGCCGTGCAAAAAGGCGTGGCCGAACGCGCCAAGGGACTAGCGGGACTTACTGGTAACCCTCAGATGGCTATGGCGCAACAGAATCGGCCTCAACAGCCTCAGCGTATGCAAGCGGGCGGTATTGTTGCGCTAAACGGAGGGGGCGATGTTGAGACAAAAAGAAAGATTCAAAGCCTGATTAATCGAGGTCTCTCTGACGAAGAAATTAAAGAAAGAATCGTTAGCCAAGGATTGCTTCCGCAAGCCGCCGACAAAGTTATCAAGATGGTACGCGAACAACAACGCGAAGATGTGGCGCTTAAAGAACCGCCTGAAAAGATGCAATCTATTGATCTTGTGAAAGATAGTAAGCAACTAGCAGAGCAAGGTTCTGAAGCTGGCTTTAAACCTACAATGAAAGCCCCTAGCGAAGCCTCACGCGATATTCAAAAAGATTTAGATGACAGTCGTAAAGCGCTAAAAGACCTAGGTATAGAAGCACCTGCTGAACAAGATATCGTGCGTGTTCAAAATGGTCAGCCAGAGCGTGAGTTAAAAGCAAAACAGTTTCCTGAAGTAACTGATGAAGAAGGTAATAAAAAGTCTGCTACTCAGCTTGTTACTGAGATGGGTGCTTTGGAATCACCAAAAATAGATACTTCGAAAGCGGCAGATGAAGGACTTGCTTTGGCCGAGAAATATGGCATGGGTCCAGACGACCTCAAAGATCCTGAACAGTATCGTCAAGATGTTCGTGATAATGAGGCAAAGTTCTTCCGCCGTGATGATAAGCGAAAAGCGTATCAAGCCATGATAGACGAGCGGAAAGGTCTGGAAGCGTTACAAGAAGACCCCGAAAAGCTACGCCGAGAGCGTCTAAAGTCGTTCTTGTTAGGTGCGGGTGGCGCTAACCCATTACAAGGATCAGGTATCGCGGCGGCACGTACCCGTGCGGCGCAAGAAGAGCGTGCTCGCGGTAACATTGATAAGCGTTTTGAGATGCTCAAGACCCTCGAAAACCAAGATATGGAAGTGGCGAAACAAGCGTCAGCCGCTGGAAGAGACGCCCTCGGAGAAGCATCCGCCATGCGCCGAGTAGCTTTTGATGCAGTATCTAGAATGCGTAATCAAGACGTACAACGTATCGTTGAAGAAGCACGAATGGAGTACAACGCTAACAAGGATAACGTTAAAAACATTCTTGACGCCGCTGTAGCGGAAGGTACGACAGCGCTACGTTTGGCTATTCAGGAAGGTAACGATCTGCAAAGGTTTGCGGCTCTTTCTGCACAAGTAGCACAAGCAAAATCGGATGTATTTACTTCTATGGAGAAAGCGATGCAAAGTTCTAGTGCTTGGGATGTTGCAACGTCACAATCTCAAAGTAAAGTCGCTGAAACAGCAAGACAAGGACGAGAGGCTCTAGCCGAGATGGAGCGCAGGCTAGCGTTAAGGGCAGAACAACATTTCGCAGATTCTGGATTGACACAGCTAGAAGCAACGCTTAGAGACAAACTTGCAAAAGGTTTGGATACAAGTGCGCTCGATGATGGTTTCGGTAAAATGACTGTATCTCCGTAGGAGTATTTATGCCTACTTACTCGATTGTTGGGCCTGACGGAAAAACTTATTCGATTGATGGCCCAGAAGGAGCTACGAGAGAACAAGTTATACGAGCTGTTCAAGCGCGTATGGGTCGTGTACCTGCACCATATGAACCTACAGAAACCCTTGTACCGCCTGAACCTACGAGAGCGCCTAGAGAAGAAAAGCCTGAAGATGTTGGGATACTTGGGAACCTTCGTAAAGGTCTCGGTGCTGGTTTTGTAAGTACGGGAGAGCTTGCCGCGCTCGGTGCCGCCACACTTCTTGAAGAAGAGGAAGAACTTGCCGCCCGTGAAAAAATCCAAGGGGTAGCTGACTCATTAAGACCAGAAGGCGGTGATCCCGATGCCTTTAGTTATAAACTAGGTAGTGTTCTTGGAAGTATTGGTGGCACCGTAGTTCCTGCCGCCGCCGCCGCGTATGTCGCTCCCGCAGGTTTAGCTACCATTGCCGCTGGTACACTTGTTGGTGGTGGTGTCGGTGTCGGTGCAGGTGCTGGTACGGCTAGTGAACGCGCAAGAGCATTCGGCGCTACTGAAGAACAAAGAAATATAGCCGCCTTAAAAGGAGCGGGTATCGGTGGTTTAGAAGCATTCCTTCCACTACGGCTGTTAACTAGAGGAAGTAAGCTCGGTAAAATCCTCGAAAAAGCGGACGTAGCTCCTGAGACATTTAGGGAAGGTTTAGCAAACGCGGCTAGAACTGGAGGCGAAGAAGCGGTATTTGAATTTGCCGCCGCAATAGCACAAGACGCTGTTGAGAAGGGATATAACCCTGAAAAAGATATTGAGTTTGCTCAAGCCATAGAAGAAGGTGGGTATGGTGCTCTTGGTGGAGCGATCGTTCAAACACTTGCGGATAGTGTAACAAAAGCAAGGAAGTCTAGACGCCGTGCGAGTATAGATGACCCTGATACTACCGACGCTACCGACGCTACGGATGCTCCGCCTGAACAAACTATTCTAGAAGAACTTGAAGCAGTCGATGAAGTCGAACGCGTTGTTTCAGACGAACAACAAACCGCAGAAGAAATATCTCCTCTTGAGCGAGAAGCCATACAAGCGGCTGAACGTGGTGACGAGGCTACGTTTGAAAGTCTAGTACGTCGTATCGAGTTAGAGCGAGAAGTTAACGACGCATTAGAAGCTGATGATATAGTCACGTTTGAACGTGCCTCACGCGAACTAGAGTTTGAAGAACGCAAAGCAGAAGATCCTACGATTGATGAACGTAGACGGTACGGTCCTCCAGAGGGGCCACTCGCCTCTCCGATAGAACGCGCCCGTGCAGAACAAAGACAAGAGACTGAACGCGTAGAAAGCGAAGAGCGTCGTGGTACTGAGAAACGTCGTGTAGAACTTCTACAGCAAACTATCGAAGCAGAGCCTGACAGCGACGTAAAAACAATCTCTCGTAAGTTTAAGCAACGCCTGTCAACCGAAGGTATACCTGACACAGCACCTACTAGAACGGAGATGGACTCTATCCGCCGTGCCGTAGGTATCGCACGTGCAGAACCAAGAGCGCAAGCCACTCCTACTCCAGAATCGACGCAAACAGGTGCTATGGAAGCACGCATCCCTGAGAAGCGTCCGAGATTAAAGGCCGACATCATTACCGATGCAAGGCTAAATGGTTTAGGTATAAAGCCTAATTCTCCTTTACGTAAAACAGTAGTCGGTAAAGACCTAAATCAACCAGCTACTCGACAAAAACTACAAAATTTTATTGAGAGTCCGCGACTCGCTCGATTGGATACTAAACAAGCTCAAGCTAATGTGGCACGATTGTTAGAAAGAGCACCGGAGATACCGAGTGATACACTTACGCCGACGACACAGGGACGCGGACCAACCACTGAGGCAGGAGTTCGAGATGCAGGAATTACAGAATCTGAGCAAGTTTCAGGTAGAACTGGCGTTTCAAGTGCTGTATCAACTGTGGGGACAGAATCAGGAGTACCTACTACAGGAACAGGTACCGAAGTCGTTGATGCACCTGAAGCCGGAAGAGTGGATGACACTGGAGGACGCGTTGGAGAGCCTGTACGAGGAAAGAATGCTAAACGCGCTTCACTAACACGCAGACAAAGAAAGCGCCTGAGAAAGCAAGCGGCGGAACAAGCAGAGACTACTACAGAAACTAAAACTACTAAGGGTACTAAACCGGGCGAGGAAGCTACTACAGGTAAAGAAGTTAAGACAGGAACTACAACATCTGTTACCCCGGCAGAAAAGAAAGTTGAAGTAAAGGATGCTAAAGCTAAAAAGAAAGCAAAAGCTGAAGCGGAAGCCAAAGCAAAGGCTGAAGCGGAAGCCAAAGCAAAGGCTGAAGCGGAAGCAAAAGCTGAAGCGGAAGCCAAAGCAAAGGCTGAAGCGGAAGCCAAAGCAAAGGCTGAAGCGGAAGCAAAAGCTGAAGCGGAAGCCAAAACAAAGCCTACATTACGCGATACGCTAGATGAAGAAACGCGCAAAGAGCTTGAGTACCAAAAGGAAGCAAAGCAGTTACGTGCACCGCGTACATCGGACATACCAGATATCGATGATCCTCTAACTGCATCAGACATTAAAATGATTGCCGCGATGGTTAGGATCGCTACGAAGCGCGGTACGAACGCACCTAAACTTGCTGAAGAAGTTAAAAGGTATTTAGCTACACCAGAGCGAATTATTGATGGTATCGCCGACGCCATTTACGAAGACGTAACTGATGCAAGTAATTATAGGACACCTGTTGAGTTAGACGCAGACGGAAACCCGGTTAGAGACGAAAACGGGAACACAATACCGTTAGATTCAAAAGCTACCCGAGAGTACATGCAGAGTCACAACGCTAAAAATGCTCGTATAGTGCTCGCATACCTTAAAGAATCTGGCTCTAAACAACTTAATGATTGGATTGATGGTCGTCGCGCTGAAGTCCAAAAGTTAGAGAACAAGCAAGTTGCCGATATCATTCGTATACTCAAAGAACGAGATAAGACAAAAAGCGCTAGCAAAAAACTATCTGAAAAGCAGATACGGCAATACGTGCGCGGTGAAATCGACGATACAACCGCTGAAATTATTGAGCGAGCCATAGAAGCAGAGGCGGCTAGTAAGCAAACCGCAAAAGAGAAAGCCGAGCAAGAAGCCGCTGATGAAGCTATTGCGGATGAAAGAGCACGCATTATTGATATCGGTGATATAGAAGCGTTCGATGATTCACTACCGTTAGAGCTACGTACGGGTGCTACGTTAGATATAGAACTCCACTCTGCCGCTGTAGCCGCACTGAAAGACGGGGATCTTGCTGGTGCATTGGCGGTGTTGGCAACTTCACCAAACAAAGACGTTGCTCGCGTTGCACAAAGGTTCGCCGAAAACATTGGTAAGACAAAGATTGAGTTGTTCTCATCTAAGGCCAAAGATAGTGTTTCCGGGACGTTCGACCCTAAGACAAACACAGTACGTCTAAACACCGCAAGAGGTGTAAATCAACATACCCTCCTGCACGAAGTGGCTCACGCATTGACTTCGGCAACGTTGGCTAACGAGTCACATCCTGTGACTAAACAACTCAACAAGTTATTTGATGACGTTAAGGACATGATAGGCACCGCGTATGGTGCTAAGAACCTTGACGAGTTTGTTTCTGAAGTCATGTCGAATCCAGAGTTCCAAGCAGAACTTGCGGCACTCAACCCCAACGGGTCAGACGTTAACGCGTTACAACGTTTCTTCAATGTCGTAGGTAACTTCTTGCGACGTTTGGTTGGTATGAGAAGTAAGTCTATAGACTCCGCCCTGACACGTGCCGACATGTTGGTTAACGAGATCCTCGCACCTGCACCTGAGTATCGTGATGCTAACTCGTTAGCTATGGCTAGTGTTCGAGACGATGTTAAAAAAGTAATGAACGCTGTCGGAAACGTACAAAAAAGCCTTGGTAAAAACACTGGCGAGAAGAAAAGAAAATTTACAGATAACCTTTATGACTTTATGAGCAGTGCAAGTGATTCAGGACGTGTAGCCGCTCTATACTTTATGGATCTACAAACGCTTGGTGACTTGTCTAATAGATATAGTTCTAAGCTAGGTAAAATTGCACGAGAAATAAATACTACAATCAAAGAGTCTAAAGGTGCACAGGAACAGGCGCGAGAGTTTGTTCGTGAACGAGTAGAACGCGTAGATCGTTGGGCGAATAAAAATAAAAAATTAGTACAGCGCCTTAACGACGTAATATATAGCCAAGAATATGGCGCAACTATCTATCAAGTAGATCCAAATAAAGATCGTGATGAATATGTGGGTAAATTCGATGAGGATAGTGGCATTGAACTATCAAAAATCTGGGATGCACAGCGTGCCGACTGGGAAGCTCTTGGTGACGACGGGCAAAAAGTGTTCAATGAGATGCGTCAGACTTACAAAGAGATATACGAAAAATTAAAAGATGTGATTAATGGTCAGATTGACGATGCTGTAGGTAAAGACTCTGATGCCGCTAAACGCATGAAGAAAGAAGTCTTTGCCGAACTGTTTGACCGCCAACGTCTAGAGGTGTATTTCCCGCTAGCGCGAGAAGGTAAGTACAAACTAGAGTTTTCTTACAAACCCGGAAAAGTGCCTAAAGGCCAAGATTCTTATGTTTTTCAGATGTTTGAAAGTAAGGCTGAACGCGATGCCATATTCAAAGAGTTACTGGCAGATAAAGAAAATATAGCGGATGTATCCAGATTTGATGGAGACATAGCGAAACAGCCTTTTGATAAAAGACCTGCAAATGGGTTTGTAAAAGACGTACTGCAAGTTTTAGATGCGTCGAACGCAGATGCAGAAACCAAAGACCAGATTGTTAGGTTATTTATCGCTTCACTTCCAGAAACTTCGTTCGCTAAGTCTTTACAAAAACGAGGGAACGTAGCGGGTTACGATCAAAATTCCGTACGTGTATTTAACATCAAGGCTTATGACCTAGCAAGGCAAGTGGAGCAGTTGCGATACACTTCAAAGCTACAAAGTCTATCTAATCAGATGTATGAACGAGACGTACAAGCTAAAGATGATAAAGACAGCACTCCGTTAAATGTCACGCGAAACGCACTTCAAGGACATATCAACTTCGCGCAACGTGGGGCTATGTTCAAGGGGGTTGAAAAGTTTGTACGAGGCGCTACACAGTTCGCCTTCGTGTACACCATCGGGGGTAATGTTGCTTCTACTGTAGTTAACCTTTCTCAGGTACCACTAGTTGCTTTCCCGTGGCTTGGAGGAAAGTACGGTTACGCTGACACTAGCAGAGAGTTAACAGCCGCATCTAAATTTGTTACTGGCGCTAGAAAAGAAAGAGAGAAACCACCTGAAGACGCCACGTACGCGCAAAAAATGAGTTACATCATAAACAGTGCGTCTATCGGGTACGGCATAGACAGCTATTACGACATAGATGATCAAGGAAACATGTCTGTGCGTAGGGATTTAGACAACCCAGAACTAGTACAAGAAGCCAAACGTAACCTACCTCTTGTACAACGCGCCAAAAAAGAAGCCGAACTAACTCGTTCGTATTTACTCGATGTTCTTGGTATGCATGAAGGATCTAGAGCAATTAAAGAAGGTCCAGCAGAAGCCTTTACACGCAGAAAAGATTTTGTAGTTGCGACAAGCGCTATGATGTTCAACCAAGCAGAAAGATACAACCGTCAAACCATAATGGTCGCATCGTACAATCTTGCTTTGGAGCAGGTAAGTAAAGACTTCCCAGATATGCCGTTTTCTGAACGTGCTGAACTTGCCGCAGATACTGCTATGTACGAAACACAGGAGCTTGCGGGAGGTAATATCCTTGAGACATCTCCTCGTTTAGGGCAACAGTTCCTAGGGCGTGCGGCACTTATGTATAAACAGTTTGGTTTGCGTATGTACACGACCATGTTTAAGTCCGCATACAGCGCAATAAAGAATTCGTTTTTAGCCGCTGTTAGAAGTGGAACACCGAGAAAAGAAGCGGCAAGAGACGCATACATAGCGTACAAGCAGTTGGTAGGTTTACATGGTTCCGCATACTTTTTTGCGGGAGTTTACGGCCTACCTTTATACGGTGCGGCGTCCCTTACTTACAAACTCCTAGATGAGTTTGGGTTGCGTGAGCTGTTTGCTGAAGCGTTTGATGACGAAGATGAGACGTTTGGTTCGCCAGAGGCGTACAACGATTTTGACACAATCGTACGAACTCATATTGGAGAAGGACACTTTAAAGGCCCACTTAACGTGTTATTAGACGATTTAGGAATAGGCATTGATGTTGCCTCTCGTGTACGTCTAACTGGACTCCTCATCCAAGAAAACAAGTTTAACCCCGACGCTAATTTTGATGAGATGGTCATGTACTACGCAGGTGGTGCGCCTTTAAGTGTAGGAAAAAGAGTGGCTAACGGTTTTAAAATGATAGGTGAGGGTGAGATAGAACGTGGTACAGAACTCCTAATGCCTGCCGCACTAGCTAACCCACTAAAAGCACTTGGTAGGTACGCGGAAGCTGGGCGTATTGAAAACCGACGAGGGAATCCGATTTATGATGACTTGACATCAGGTGAGATTGCGGCGCAAGTATTTGGTTTTGCTCCCGCTGAGTACATACGTATAACTGAAGAAAACCAAAATTTAGTACGTATCGACAAGGCTATGGCGGCAAAGAAAACTAAGCTATTGAGGCAATACTATTTTGCGGTCAGCCAAGGAAACTATGACGACGTCATTGAAGCTCGCCAGAAAATACAAGATTTCAACGACCGTAACCCTAGTTTTGCTTTGACTCAAAAATCAATAACGACTTCACTGCGGAAAAATTTAGAGGCTGACAGAGAGATGGAGCAGTACAACGGAGTCCGGCTATCTCCCAATATGAAACGTGCAATCGATATGAACAGAGCGGACGCTGAAAGCACGTTAATTCCACCGAAAGAGACCCCTAAATAAAAAACCCCCTTCGGGGGACCAAAGGGGGAATACTTTTCTTACAAAGGAGAACATATCAACAAACTACGTCTGTAGGAGCAACACGTAATTTGTCCCAATCAACATATCACATTTTGCGCCAAAAACGTACCCCTAAGCACCCATTCTCAATCCTTACTCGACTAGTTATCTCCCAGTCTTTCTCGGTGCATATACGATTCACTTCCTTTATAGCGTCCTCAGTGTTTATACACGGGATGAATATGGAGGTGCCGATACTCATGTTGTCCCAATTGACTTCAATCCGTACCCCATCAGGTGCAAGATCATAAGTCCTCAAGATTTTCATCGTCGGGTTCCATGTCAAACTTCATAGCAATCACATCCGTAGGAGGTAGCTGTAGGTTGGTGCCCTTTGTAAGTCGTACCTTCTTACGCTTACCTTGGCACTTACTGATGATCTCGCTGACCAAGTGCGCGTAGTTTATTTGCAAATCGCCACACCATTCCTTCAAAGGTTTAGGTTTAACATAAAACATCTTAGTGTCTGTTTCGTACCTAGCGATCAAACGTCCACGCGCAACCTGCTCGGGGATTACATGTTGGTCTAACCCGTTATCGTGTGTGCCTCGATTGTCCATCGTGCTCTTTATCTGAAGGATGTAGCTAATGTTTTCGCTAAAGAAGTCATCGAGAACGTCGTAGACGCTACCTGCCATCTCATTCATGTTTCGCTTGTTTTGCGCGACTAGTTCAGTCACGGCCCACTTAAATACCTTCTGAACATCGAAGTCGTGCAGACCCGCTCGTTTAGCTATGAGTAAGCCGGATATGGTTGACGCTATAGTTGCTGACCAGAATCGGTTTTCGGACGTTAGCTCGGCCACCTTGTCTACGCGCTTCTGCACGTCTAGAACTATCTGACGGCACTCTGGTAGGTTTTTAAGGATGTGCTGTATGTAAACCACCCCCGCGTGTCCATAGTTGTTCAGAAGGCTATTCTCGAAGGCGTCAGTGGTTTCCTTGTCTTTCACTGAGTCGAAGATACGTTCCACGCGGCACTCAAGTACCCGCTGTGCCTCTGCTTTCGGCATAGCTTTCGCCATACTGATACGCTCTACAACGCTGGTGTTGGCGGTGTACATCATCAAGAGACTCCACCGGTCTCCACGGTAACGTTCTACGTTCGAGCTTTGAGACATACGCCCACGCTGTTGCCCACTCGTTCCTTGGTAAACAAGTTCTGACATCTGCTTGGGAGCCATGTTTGTGATCTCGTCGATACCTGTCGGAAGACTGTGCATCAACTCTGCACGGTTCATCTTAAAGTTGTAGGTATCATCCTTCTGCAACACGAGCTGTTCTGGGTCGCCCCATATACCTGACGCGGCTAACAGTAGGGCGGTCTTACCGACACCGGAGTCTTTGTTATAGAAAGACACAGTGCCGCAGTTGGTATTCAGGAACTCCATCAACGGACTACCAAACCCCATGCCGAATGCAAACTGCTGAAGAACAAACCTATCTTCATTCCACAGTGACAAGTTTTCACGCCATGCCTCATAGGTACCTTTAGGTTCAAAGGCTGGAAACAATCCTACTGTTTGGTTAGACGGCGGGTTGAACTCAACGCTATCAGCAGTGACTTTTTGATTCCCAAGAATGAATCCACTCATGTCGTCAGTCCAACCAAACTGACGGTGCGCTTGATCTGCTGTGCTGGTAGCTTGCAACTCATCTACCCAATGCAATGTATACGTCATTAGCTCATCCATTTTCTTCAAGGTAACGCCTCTCGAAGACAGCGCCTTACGGAACTCTTCTGTCGATGTGACAGCACTCATAGGCAAAGTGAACTCCCGCACACCGTCTCTCGGTAAGTGCAGACGCATAACTATCGCCTCGCCTACCTCGGGGTCGTGTACGCGTTTCACAACATACAAGTCGTTGTGGTACAGCCGCTTCTCTTCTACGTCACCTTCTTCATTAGTCGTCCTAATATATACCCCGCCGTTCACACCACGAACGTAAGGCGGAGGATACTTAGGTATCTCATAAGTTGTTTTAGGTTGGTTAGGTATCTCTAGTGCCGGGGCTTCAACATAAGTGCCATCGTCCCCAACCTCGGCTTCTTTGAGCCGCCTACCCAACACAATCGGCGATTTTATCTGCCCCCACTGCGGACAGTTCGGGCACACGTCAGGGTTAAATTCATCGAACTTCGCACACGTGTACGGACCTTTGATCTGCCTGAGTTTCTCCTGCGTGTCTTCTGGCGTGTACTCAGGGTGGTTCCTAGAGATAACGTGCATCGCCTTGTCACTGTCTTTGCAAAACTTCGCAATCGATAGGCCCGCTCGCCACAGCGGTTCACTTGTTTCCTCTTGGTGCTTAATGATGTTGTACAACTGCTCACACCCATCACCACGCTGAGTCTTTACCAGTATGTCTTTAAACACGTTTTCTTGGTTGCCCAGCAAGTTGTGCATGGTCTGGCTCAACTCTTTGGGTATGTGTCTAGTAGGAACTGGTATCATGTCCCCACCAAGCAACTCTGAGAATGTGTCAAAAACGACAGTCTCAAACCGCTCACCTAAGCCAAAAAAGCCTACGTCTGACGGCGGATTGGTCTTGTAGTTGTGTGTGTGAGGAACTCTTAACACGCGTGCACCATCAGCGGTGACAGCGGGGTCAGCTAAAAAGTTCTGCTCGGCACACAAACGCTTGAGTCTTTCCGCTACAGGAACCCAGTCGTCGTAGCAAACCGACTCCGACAGAAACCAATAGACATGCACGCCACGCCCTGAGTTAACCATTGTCGGGTTCGGTAACTTGTTAGTGCTACAGAATTTACGTAGCGCCTTGATCGCTTCTTCTTGTGAAGCGAAGTCCTTTGTAGGGCCGCAATCAAGGTCAAGAAAGAATGACGCAAGGTGTTTTACATTATCGACTTTACGGGAGTTTGGTTCTTTGAATGTAGCTAGCCCGTAGTAAACGTCGTAACCTTGCTGGTCAAAATACTCTGCGGCTTCAACAACTTCATCGACGGAACTATAGAATTTTTGTGTCTTGCGTTCATCTGCCGATCTTGCCGCGAATATACAATAGTGCCCCTCTTTACCTAATACCCTCTGTAAAAATGTTCTCGTTTCCATTTGTCCACCCGTTGCTTGAAGCACTACGGCAGAGACGTTTGTCCCCCGCCCTACCGTAGTGCGGTTCAATTATCTTTGTGACGAGTAGATTAGTCGTCCCAGTTGTCGATAATTGCACTGAGGTCTTCACTCTCTGCGGGTGGTGGAGATGACTTCTTAACGACCTTGGTCGGCTCCTCAATCACAGGTTCTTCTGCTGGGGCATCGAACCCATCCAGATCGTCTGCCGCTGAAGTAGGAGCGGGAGCACTTTGCGCGAACGGATTAGATTCATTTACATCAAAACCGTCGGTAGAACTGAATGGTGATACAGATTGACGCTCTGCTAATTTTATTACCTGTACACCTCGCAGTCTTAACGATACCCCTGCACCCATCGATGCGCTATAGGGAACGCCAACAACAGCAACATTAATTACACTGTCACTTGTTAACTGGAAGTCGTCCGGTAGCTTCTGCGTCTTAGCATCATACTGTGCTGGCTTGTTAGTCTTCTCGCCGTTGTATGCGCCCTTGAGACTGGCTTTGTATGCGAACATACCATCGTCAGTGCGCTTAAACGGGTTCTTGATGTCAGGCCAGTTGGACTTCTTTTTATCGTTGTAGAGAGTTTTCATGTACGCGTACAACGCCCTAGCTGTGTCCTCATCAGTTTTAAACTGCAAGGTGTACTCCGCACCATCATCAAGTGCATCGCACGGTACCGATCTATTCTCGGCAGTGTCGAAGCGATAGGTGCGGTCAATCTTAGGGTAGATTGCGACAGCGTTACTTATTACATGTTGTTCAGTTGACATATCAGTCTCCTAGTTTGCATTTGCAGGGGAGTAAACAAATCCTTTTACTTCTGCAAAGGGTTGCCCTTGTTGGGGCGGGTTAAATGAAATTGCTTCGTTCACCTCTTCGCTCTGAGCTAATGAGATGACGAGATCTAACTCTTTTTCTTCCAAAGGACGAAACGCTTTGAAGATAAGTTTTGGTACGACACTATCGAGATCAAACGAGCAACGTGTTATCACAGATATCACAGGCGTGTTATGAGAAGCTAAATGCTGTGCATAGGCTTGCATAGGCATCTTCCCCTCTTGTGCCCTACCGAACAAAGAAGTTGCTGGTAGTTGCAGTTGATAAACCTTACTTAAATCGTCTTCCAAAACAACCGCTAAACGCTGTGCGTATCGGCAAGCTCGACCTCCACCTTGCGCTGACCCTCTAATATTTTGTGGGCAGTCCATACACCGTGCCGATTGCCTATTTTCTTTAGGCACGTCAGGTGATGGTTGGGCGGTGTTTGCTGACCAACACGTAGGCGCTGTTGGAGTATTCGGATCGAATGAACTAGCGTAGTACGAACGAGATACCTTAGCGGCGTTTACGATGACAAGTTTTAGCACGTCATCTACCACAGATATTTCTTTGCCACGCTCGATGATTCTGAACACACCTCCATTTAAACTAATGCGGTCCATTAGAAATCTTCATCGACGTCGTAATCTTCGTCGTCGTCATCCTCACCTACGAAATCCACTGAAGTTTCAGCTTCCATACCATCAGCCATTACTGTTTCGGCACTTCTGTTCAATGCTTCGTTAAACGAAACAACGTTGTTGTGCTGACTAGTTAGGGCTTCAGACACATCGGCAATAGAAAACCGGTAGGTGTTACCTACTTTAATGTAGGTGTTCTTGGGAATATGTCCTTTACGCACCCAACCTCTGATCGTAGAAACCGATACAGAGAAATGCTTGGACAAGTCTTCGATTGGCACAAACGGACCGTTCATGATTTTTTCCTCACTGCTATGGTGTATTCAGAATCGACATTGAGACCTTTCGGTACAATGTCGGGGTTCTCTTCGAGGAAGGTTTTTACGTTGGCTTGGTTAAGACGCTTTTCCATAAACTCAGGAACTTCATGTTCAAGCACAAACTTGTGCATCTGCTCCCAGTCGCTAGTCCAGTATCTCGTTTTCACCGAACGGTAAAAGACACCTCCAGAAGTTTTTACGCTTTCGACACCATGCTCGTCACAGTAATTAAGGAGTGCGGCTTTGACCTTATCCATTTGCTGGTTAAGGCTGGATTCCTTTTCCTTATATTCCGCTGAGAGCTTGGCTTTTTCGTCACGGATTTTGATGTAAACACGTGTTAGCTTTTCGGCTAACCCCGTCTCTTCAGTCATTTTGTTTCTCCTACGCACACGACAAAACTGTCGGGGTTTTCACTCTACTTACGTATCATTAGCTAGTCAAGCAGTTCTTTGTATAAATCGATCATTTTTGTGTGTACGTCTATTCTACTATCTAGTAATGAGTAAACACGCTTTTCTACGGGGGAACCTTGCAACTGTACCACGGTACATTTGTGGTCCTGTCCTGATCGGTGTACACGAGCGTTTGCCTGTGCGTAGGTTTCGAGGGAGCTAGTTGGACCCCACCACACCACGGTGTTAGCGGCTGTGAGTGTGACGCCATGCGCCGCCGATTGCGGCTGAATGACCAGCACACGTGGATCGTGTTGTTCTTGGAATCGTTTAAAGATATCGGTGCGTTTAGGCGCTGACACGTCACCACGTATAACCTCAGTCGTTATACCATCCGCCCTTAGTTTGTTAGTGAGTATATCGATAGTGTGTTTGAACGGCACAAACACGAGTACCTTCTTACTACTTTCGTCGATAACTTCTCGCAGTACCTTGTAGCGATGCTTGATGTCGAACTCTAATGCCTCTCCGTCATCGGTGTAGACTGCACCAGATGCTATTTGCAGTAGCTTACTCATATTGATAGCGGCGTTGGCGGCAGTGATCTCTTCACCTGCGGCTTGTATAACAAGTCTCTGCTTGAGGTCGTTGTAGTATTTGTTCTGTTGACGCGTCAGTTCTACCTCACGCTTGGTGTAAACCATCTCAGGTAGATCAAGACATTCTTCTTTGGTAAATCGTATGGCAGGTTGTAGTGCTTCGTACACGATCTGCGTGGCGTTTTCTTTCGGCACCCATTTAAATTGTGTGACCTTGTGCATCACCATGTCTCGGAACGAACTGAAGAACCGTGGCACACCTACAGGATTGACTAGCTTCGCAAGTCCGTACGCATCAAGAGGTGACTGCGCGGCAGGTGTACCTGTCATCAACCACAACCACGTCTTGTCATTTAATAGTTTGAACAGCGTCTTCCAGCGTTTAGTCTGTGGGTTCTTGTAGTGTGTTGCCTCATCGATAATGATGCAGTCGAAGCCGCCGTTGGCGATCTCATCGAGCACGATCTCTACTCCATCGTAGTTGATGATGACGTACTCAGATCCCTCGTTAATAATCTTCTTCCGCTTTTGTTTGTTCCCGTAAGCCACCGACACCGTGCGGTGCATAGCAAAACTAAACAAATCATTACGCCATGCACTATCCATAATCGATAGCGGGCATATAATCAGCACGCGGTTTATCTTGCCTTGCGTCATCAGAAAGTCCGATGCCCAGATAGCCGATGCGGTCTTCCCCGTACCCTGCTCGTTAAAGCAGAAAGAACGTCGGTTCATCGTAAGAAAGGCGGCTGTTGTCTTCTGGTGGTCGTATGGCTTGTATTGACCGGGCCAATCGTAACGTCCTTGAATAGGTGATGGGACGTTAATGTTTAAGTTTTTAAGGGTGTGCGCCTCATCCACCCCCCAGTTCACGACAACTTGATTATCTGGAAGTTCCTGACTCTTCTGCACGGTCGTCGTTACTTTGTTTGGGTTGCGTAGGCGCAACAGTAGCGCTTTGTTGTCTAGTATTTTCACGCTGTTCTCCGTATCGACTTTGCACTATCTCCATTTGACGGTGCGCCGATTTAACAAGTTTAGGTAAGTCTTCTAATTGAAACTCATCGAGGTAGTTCGCAAACTCTACTGCGAGGTTAGACGTTACTTCGTCTGGGCGATAGCCGCCCATCAAAAGAACTCTTGCTCTCTCCCAGATGACTAGTGGAAAAGCCATTGTTATCTCCTATAAACGTGACAGTTCTATAAAAGAAGATATGTTGTGTTGGATGTAATCTATCCTGACTTCATCCGCACGCTCACATTCACCTCCTCTTACGAACGCACCATCAGAGCGCAGAAATTTCATTTGCTCTGTCATGTTTTGTTTTACTCGCACCAAGGCGGCGAGCCTTAAAGGATCTACCGCACCTTTTGGGTGCTCCATATTAATAAAGGCAAGCAAGCCTTCAGACCGACATGCAATGGGGGTGCTCCTCCCCTCATCAATATACCTTGTATGCGTGATTATGTGCTTGGCAATTCTGGCGGCGAGCTTGTATGCCAACCGCACGTTCGTATGTTTATGTAACTCGGCCAGCGTATACAGCATCCAATGCGACTGCTCTTCTACGCCGTAGTCGTAATACTCCAAATCGCTCAGATCGTTTAACACAGCGGTCAGATACTTCTCATCGCCAGTAACTTCATAACATCTCAACAAGCCGAACAGGGCTTCACCGACGTAATAAGAAGATTGAAATTCGGATATCTTCCCTGAACCAAAATACCTTTTGTGTACGAACGAGCCTTCTTCCTCTCGCTCTTTAATTACAAAATCACATAGCTTGCGAGCAACGGTAAGCAGGAACTCATCTCCTGTTATCTCATACAAAGACAACAACGCCAGTGTTGATAACCCGCTACCACCTAGCTTGATGGCTTTACCATCACAAATACACAGGTTGTTTGGGTCACGGTAGAACCGCAGGTAGTTGTTCAGTAGGTATGTCACGGCACGTTTTGAAGCGTCTAAAATATCTTCATCCTTTGTCGTGCGGTACACATCCAACATAGACCAGATAGTCCCCGCATGTCGGAGCGGGTTGTACCCTGCTAGCTGTTTGTTGTCCTTGTGAGAATACCTGTAAGTGAACTCGCCCGTTTTATCGACAAGACTAGCCAGCTTTAGCGCACCTAACTGCGCCACTGTTTGTGGATTTAAAGGAGGCATTACTTGTTCTTTCTTGGTCCGCGACTGATACGTCCACCACCCGCACGGTTGCGGTTTCGGCTTTGTACCGTTACACCGTCTTTGTTAGACCCGCCACGTGACAACGGCTTCTTGTGCGCTACGTCTTTACCTTCACGTTTGTCAGCCTTGCCATTCTTGTTGGCATCTTTACCTGTCTTGTCCATCTTGCGGCGAGCACGCTGTCGTTCCATACGATCTTCATGTTCACCTCGCGCCTTCTGTAGGCGATATTCTTTTTTGTAATTACGTGACATCTAGTTACTCCCGTTATGTACACACACTGTTACTGGACAATGCCGCTTACACAAACCACTCGGCCTAGGATTCCATACGTTACGCTTCTCAGCCGTTGTCATTATGGAATACACGTTCGTCCATTTAGTCCACAGCATACCCGCATCAGATTCGGCATAGCTGTCTTTTACAAGGTTATTACTTACAACAAACAACAACCCAGCACGTACGTTCTTGATCGTGGGGTAGTGTGCGAACACCAACAACGCCATAAGTTCTAGCTGGCCTTTGTCTGCATACTTCGCGTTCTTACCCGTCTTGTAATCGATAACCCATGCCAACCCGTCTTCTTCATTGATAATCAATAGGTCAGCAATACCTCGGTACCAAACTTCGTTATCGTAGAAACCACACGGTAACAAGTTTTCAGTTACACCTAATTTCTCTTCACACAGCTTCCTACCTTTCTTCGCATTAAGCGAGTCGAGCATGTCCTGTGCGTAGTCAAACATCTTGGGTAGGGGAGTGCCATCTCGGATATATTCCTCGGCGGCTGTGTGGAAAGCGTTGCCGTAGCGTATAGCTTCAGTCTCAACGAACGGATACTCTCGGAGAATCTTCTCGTGATAGAACTGTTTAGGACACTGCTCAAAGGCTTTCGCCTTGCTAAACGACCACGGCGCTATGCTCACTCACAATCCCCATACGATTTACCCGTGCCACTTTCACAGTCAATGGGTAATCCTGCCGCCCATGTAGGAACGTAGCGCATACACTTTTCTATGTAGGCTTGAGCTTCATCGACTTCTTCGTCTTTGACACAAACCACAATCGAGTCGTGAACTGTTAACACAACGCGATATCTCTTAGCGATTTGTAACATCTGCTCACCTATTATACAACGCGCTATTGCCTGACATAGGTTTTCCGTAGCTTTTCCACCATAGATCCGTGTTCGGCCACGTCGGGTTTTATAGCTGTACTCCAACCCGTTCTCGGATTGTTCTGCTGATAAGTCGTTATAACGTAGCAATAAACCTGACGGTAGCCGGATAGCACGTTCCGATCCCAACACTGCCAGCACCCCAGCTTTGCCAACCTGCACACTGTCGCCGTTGACCATGTGCCGTATCATGTTCTGGCAGTTGCGCCATAGGTGGTTGATCTTCCAGTTAGATTCGCGGTAGATGTTTATGATGCGACGAGCCTCGTCAAGATCTACTTCAAACCCAAAGTTCTTAAGCTGTGCTTGGAACTTGACTGCGCCCATACCGTAACCTGCGCCAAGGATCGTGGTCTTACCTACAAACCGTTGATCTTTTGTCACGTCTTTTTCTTCGCATCCATAGATCCGAGATGCCATTTTTACGTAGACGTCCTCCCCTGCCGCAAACGCGGCTGTCAGATCATCCTGTTCTGCAAACCACGCAAGGACACGTGCTTCTATCTGTGCGCTATCGGCATCGATCAGGGTATGACCTTCGGGAGCTAAGATACTTTTCTTTAACTTCTTACCGTTCGGTCCACGGCTTGGAAGGTTCTGCATATTGATCTTGTCATCACCACCCCAGCGTCCAGTGTGTGCGGCGTAATAACGTACGGGTACAGGTAACGTGCCACGCTTACTGATGTCGATAAATCTCTGCGTACGTGTTTCTTCTAGCGTACTCTTATTACCTAACCGTGCGGCCACTACTGCTTGTACACGTGCGTCTTCATGTTCACCTAACGCTTTAAACGCTTCGTCAGATTTAGCGAACGCGTAAGTTTCTTTACCCGTGGTCGCGCTGATCTTCATCGGCGGCTTGACACCTAACCCTTCGAGAACTTCTGCGAACTTCGGGTTAGACATGAGATCTTCTTTAGACACACCCGCTGTTTCGAGTAGCTGGTCCTTCTGCTCTTTTGTATCTTCAAGGTGTTGTTCGAGTAGCCCGATATCCAGATCTAACACAGGTTCAACAAACATACGGAGCGTACAGTCGATCAACTCCAACTCCTGCTTGGGGAACCCTTTACGTAGAAAGATGTTAAAGAGTTTGTAAGTTAGCTCGACGTCATTGATGCAGTAGTCACCGTACTGAGAAAGCTCCTGTGCAGTGAAATCGGCACGGCGTTTGCCTAACGCGTTTAGAACTTCGGTCCCCTTAGCGCCGATCTGATATCGTTCAGCAAGCGCCTTGAGACTTCCGCCAGCGTCCACCCCATGTAAAGCACGGGCGATACAAAGAGTGTCAGCGTAAATGCGAGGATGAACATCAAAGAGCCAAGACAAAATAGCACCGTCAAACATAGTATTGTGAGCAAGTACCATAGCGTCAGACCAATCGAACGTGTGTAGGTATCGTTTGATCTCATCATGTGAACCACTTGCCCATTCAGTGCCTTCATTGTTTACCTTAACTCCTACACCGATAACTTCAAAACGACGGTCGCGGATGTATTCTTCGGTTGTTATCTTAGACAGAGAGAAGTCTTTGTCGTAGTACGTCTCAAAGTCCAAAGTGATCAGGTTCATCTTGGCAACCCCGTAAGACGCATAAACTTCTTAACCAGTCTTTTCCAACACACCCGCAGTTTTCTTGTGGTGCGTTTTGGTTTTGACGAGGCGGTCGTTTCTTCGACGTGTCGAGTGACAACCTCAGCAGTTATCCGCTTCGCGTTCTCTTCTCTGGTGATCTTGTACGCATACCCGTAAGACACTGATAGAACTTTCGATACCATTCGAGGACTAGCGTCAGGGTTTAATTTAAGATACTCACGTATCTTGTCTGCTTTTGACTTGTACTGATTCATGTCGTGCTCCTATTGATGTTGAAAAAGCTATACGCGACCCGCAAGGCTTGTCGCTACATTGATACCAGTTGTTACAATCTGGTGGGGTTGAGGTCGTCGTCTAGCTCGGGGTGGTAGGCATCCTGCTCGCTCGCTTGCGCCAGTAGCCCGATTGATTCGTCGTCCGCGTCGGTCAGGCCATACACAAAGAACCCATCCTGTGTGAACCCTTCAAACGTCAGGCCATCAGGACGTAGCCGGTAGCGGTCGTCACCTACTATGACCCATCCGTTCTCGGCGTATGCCTCTGGTGGGAACTTGTTAAATTCCATCTGTCCTCTCCTCTAAGACACTCAGCACGTCGTCGATGTTGGTTTCGTTTATGACTAACGCTATGCCTTGGTTTAGTTTTATATCATTCAGATTCTTTTCTTGCAATGGGGTAGGCTTATTTTTTCCTGCTTTACATTCGATACCAAAGAACAATCCTTTGTAACATCCTATGATGTCAGGAACTCCGCTCTTACCGTATCCCCCGGTAACTGGATAAAAGTAATAAGCTCCCAACGTCTTAAGGTGTGCTACCACTTTCTTC